ATTATTACCTTTAACATTATCTTATACAGACGCAATCGGTAATCAAAGAAACAAATAGTATCATGTCAGAAACAGTCTACAGACTTATAAAAGAAAGAAAAGAGAATCTAATGGAGGCTTCTGCTGATGCTTCTACTTACTTTGAAGGAGTCATAGTTGCTTGCACACAACATGCAAAACTACCTTTCGAAAAGTTTAAAGTAGAAATGCAAAAAGATGATTATGTTCAAGGTTTTCTTCGAGTTGCAAAAGGTAATTGGGCAGTTGCAAAAACAAAAGACAAAGAAGAAAAATATAAAATTTTATATAATTTTGCAAAAGTTTGTAAAAGAAAAATTCCAAGTGGTAAACATGACGCAGGTTTTGGTCAATCAAAAAGAAATATGTCACCCATATGGAGTGAATTGAGTGGTAAAACAGGTAAAGATACATCTAAAACTGATATATTATTAGCTGGACAGAAGTGTTCTGTTAAGGGCCCAGTTGCACAATTAATGTCGGGTAAAAAAGGTGAATCAAAAGCAACCGTATTGGCAGCTGTAGAAATGGCAAAGGTAAGTGAACCTTTAAGAACAGATTTAATAAATGCAGTAGATAGTTTTGTTGATAATACACGAACTATTGGTGAAGAGGTTAATGCTGGTGTTCTTAAAAAAATGACACCCGAAGAAGCAATCAAAACTGGAAATGAAGCTGCAAAGAAAATAATTGACGAACAAGATAAAACTAAAGACGATGTCAATAAACTATTCGAAAAAGCATTCAAAGACCCCGAAGTAGGAACTGCATTTGCATATGAAGCCATGACTGGGTTTGAAAAGTTTGGTGGTAAAGCATTTAATAAAGGGAAAGGTGACCCACTTGCAGAAGCAACTCATATGGTTATATGGGATTATAAAATGGATAGAATCAAAATGCTTCCAATAGATAAAAATTTTGCAAGTAAGACAGCTGCAAAAATGGGAATTCGTGCAGATTTAAAATCGGGTTCATATAAAGTTAGTGGCCAAAAAGCAGGATATAATTTTTACCAAGCAGTTAGAGTTTCAGCAAAAGTTCTTTTAGATAAGACTGGTGAGATAGAGACAGGTGCAAACGAACAGATAGAACTTGCAAATAATATGTTAACCGAAGGGGTTATAGACGAGGGAAAATTTTTAGATAAAATAAAATCTATAATAAGTTGGATATTTCAGAAACTTAAAGCAGCCTTCAATTGGTTCAAAGAAAAAATACAAGAATTAGTTAAGGGTGTTAAAGACCTTATAAATAAAGGGATTCATGAATCAATAAGAGTGTTTGAATTAGATGTAAATGTGAAAGTGAATCCAACAGTAAAATTTTAATTATGTATGATTTAGTAGAAGAAGCTTCGAAGGTTTTACGCAACCCTACAACAGAGTTCGATTTCGAAAATCCACCCGAAGACCCAAAAGAAATAGAAAAAAATCTTGGAGAAGCCATGGATAGATTTGGAGGTATAGGTTTATCTGCAAATCAATTAGGTTTAGATTATAGAGTTTTTGTTATGAAAACAGCAGATAGTGGAACCAAAGCATTCTTCAATCCCGAGATTACAAAGTTATCCCAAGAAACAGAATTAATGAAAGAAGGTTGCCTTTCTTTCCCCGATATATACTTAATGATAAAGAGGTCAAAAGTTATAGAGTTTGATTATACAGATTCAGACGGAGAGAGAAGAACCTTACAATTAGATGGAATAGGTTCAAGGTGTGTTCAACATGAATTAGACCACCTAAACGGTATTATATTCCTACAAAGAGCTTCTCGATTGAAAATAGAAAGAGCATTACAGGCTCGACCAAAAGAGAGAAGAAAGAGATTAGATTATGAGCGCAGAATGGAAATTGCTAGACAACTCCAAAGTATACAATCACAAGCTGATTCCGATACTAACGGAGGAACAGTGCCAAACGATGATTCGGTGGCACTTGAGTCACAAACATCTTCGTAGAGTTGGTGACGGTTCCGACTATTGGGGAATCCGTAAAATGCATATACGAAATGAAACGATTCGTAGAATCTTTCAGCAAGTAGAAAATCATTGCATTGCAGAGATATATAAAGCAACAAACAGAGTTTACCACACAGAAATGGCAACAGTCACAGAGTGGCCTATTGGTGGTGTCCAAAATCCTCACCTAGATACATATTCTAATCAAGAAATGGCAATAGACCCCGAGTATGAGGGGAAGATACAGAGAGGAGAACGAGGCCCTTCAAGAGAATGGACTTGTATCTTATATCTAAATGATGACCACAGTGGTGGTGAAACATATTTTCCACCTTCTGATTATTACCCTTTTGGTTGGCAATCTGCAAACATGGGTGAAGACAGAAAAGCTGGTGACGGATTATTATTCCAAGGAATCTATCATTCTCATGGTGTTTTTAAAGTCAGAAGAAAGTCTAGACACACAATGGCAATATGGTTTACAGATGACATTGAAAAATGTGCAACTCAAAATTATGTCCAAGATTTAGACCAAGATGAATCTTCTATTAAACACCACCTACCTTTTGATTTGGGTGATACCCTATTCACAAAACAGACTGAAATGCACAGAAATAAAGAACTCTGGCATGAATATCTGAATTACGCCAAAAAATTCTAACTCAAGCCTTGACAGTGACTATGCTTTTTTGGTAGCATAGTAGTATGAGTTGTGAATATACAGAAATATTTTTAGAAAACATGTTCGAAGAGGGACTTGAAAAAGGTCTAAATGAAGACCAAGCAGTTGCGTATGCACTGGAAGCCCTTGAAAACAGTGAGTAAATTAAGCCTTGACTATGTGTCAGGCTTTATGGTAGCATATACATATGAATGAGAGACTAACAAACCAAAAAGACAACCTTGCCAGACTAATGGCAACAGAGAATCTTACTATTGTTCATAGGAAGGTTCCTACTGCATACTTCGACTTAAAGAATAGATTACTTTGTTGTCCTATTCTTAAAGAAGATATATCTTCCGAACTTTATGACTTGTTCATGGGTCACGAAGTTTCTCATGCATTACATACACCATTTGAAGGTGTTCATTCTGCTGTCACTAAAAACAGAACTCTCAAAGGATATCTCAATGTTGTTGAAGATGTCAGAATCGAGAGATTTATCAAAGACAAATATCCAGGCTTAAGAAAGTCATTCTTCAAAGCATACAATGAACTTATGGAAATGGATTTCTTTGGAGTCAAGGGAAGAGACCTAGACAAAGAATGTTCATTGATTGACAAAATCAACTTGATTACAAAGTGTGGTTCTAGAGTAAATATCAATCTTTCTAAAGAAGAAAAATTCTTCCTTGACTGGTCAATGAAATGTCAAACATGGGAAGAGGTTGAAGAATGTGCAACTGCAATCTATGAGTGGTCAAAAGAAAACGAAGTAAGAACAGAAGTTGATGAATCGTTAGTTCCTCAAATGTTTGATGTTGGTGACGAAGAAGAAGGTGAAGATGACTTCGAAGACTTCGAAGAGAACGAAGGTGAAGAATCTTACAGTGACAGTTATTCAGATTCAGAAGAAGAGGAAGAGGACAATCTTCCCGAAGTAGAACAAGAAACTACAGGAAGTGGTGAAGAAGAATCAGACGAAGGTGAAGAAGAAACAGAAGAAGAAAAACCTACTGGAAGTATTGCAAGTAAAGGTAATCCTGCTGAAGCTTCAGACTTCGATGACAAAGACGGTGCAAGAGAATCTATCACAGAACACAATGCACACAACAATGAAGAAATGTTCATTTCAGATTCAAACCATACCAAGTATCAAATTGACCTTGGTGAAAGATTCAAGAATGCAGATTACTTCAAAGACTATGTGACTTCTTACAAAGAACTCCACAAACTATTCGAAACATTCCACGAAGGTGGTAAAGAAGAATACGGTTTCAAATACAAAGAACAGTCTCTTGGAAGAGCAAAGTGGACTGCAAAGAAAATGGAACAGAAGAACAAAGCAATTGTCATGCACATGGCAAAAGAGTTTGAAATGAGACAAACTGCACAAAGAGCTGTTCATTCATTCAGTGGTAAAACTGGTAAGTTGGATATGAACAGACTTGCAAAATATCAGATTGTTGATGATGTTTTCAAAAGAGTGACTTACATGCCTGACGGTAAAAACCATGGTGTCAATATTCTAGTTGACTGGAGTGGTTCTATTTGTGGTGAGGTCATGGACATTCTAGAACAAGCATATATTCTTACAATGTTCTGTAGAAAAGTTAACATTCCTCACAGAGTTTACTTATTCAGTGACGCTTACAGAAGAGACGCTGACAGTGAATGGAGAAGTGACAACTCTACATTGATTGAATTGTTCTCAAATGAAATGAGTGGAAAAGATTTCAAGAAAGCTTGTGTTTGGTTCTCTTCAATCTACAATGAGTATTTCTATGAGAAACTTGGTTATGCTTGGGGAAGAGGTTGGGAAAAGAAAGTTCAAAAGTATGATGAGTGGTATAGAGGATATCAAGAACCATTTTTCAAAGATGACGGTTATGGTAATCACATGGGTGGATACATTGATATTCCTAGAGAATATATTCCTAGAGAAATGCAGCTAGGTGGAACTCCTCTAGACCAAGCACTTGTTGCTTCAAGAACTCTATTGAGAAACTTTATCAAGAACTACGGAATTGAAAAGTCAATCCTAACAGTTATTACAGACGGGTATTCACACTCTGCAAGAAGTCTTGAGAAAAAAGATGACGAGTATGCAAGTGAGAGAGAACAAAGAGGTGAAACTGACAGATGGGATACAAAACATATCAGAGAAATCATTGACCCATATTCAAGAAAAGTTTACCCTTTACAAGACGCTGAAAGATACAGTGGTGGTTCTAGTTTCAAAACTACTCAAAACCTTCTACACTGGTTGAGTAAAGAAACAGGAAGTATAATCACTGGATACTTTGTTTGTGGAAAGAAACATGAGGCAGTTCAAGTTATCAGAGAGGCAGAACTTGTTCATTGGGAAACAGATACAGACAGTGCTTGGAGACAAGCAAGAAAAGGTGGATTCGTAATGGACTCCCACGGATACAACAAACTATTCATAACCGCTGCTTCAAATCTTGGAGTGGAAGGTTCAGACGAACTAGATGACGAGTTGGTCGACGCTAAAAAAACTAAAGTGTTGGCTGCTTTCAAGAAAAACCAAAAGTCAAAGACAACATCTAGGTTTTTGACTAATGAATTTATCAAGGAGATAGCATAATGGAAGCAATTCTGAATAAAGACGACTATAGGGAATTCACACAAAGAGTGGACATTGCAAGTTCAAAGGGTGTAGAAGTTCCTCACATAGTAGAAACAGTAGGTGAAAAGTTCAAGGTCACACTATTGGAAAAAGTAGACTTGGATTTATTAGATGATATTACTGGGAGTGACTAAATGAGAGAACCGTTAAGAGTAGACCCAAGTTATTACATTCCAACAGTGGAGAATGTTTCAAAGTTCGCTGACGCTGTAATGGAAGTTGGGCCAAGTCCCTGTGTTTTCCATAACTGTGATAATTACAACCAATGTAGAGATGAGAAGGTTGAATGTTTTGCATTTAGGACTTGGGTGAATAATGGTGAACCTTATCTTACTGAAAAAAATAAGAAAGGTGATAAGATTAAATGTATTGAGAAAATGGGAAGGAACCTTGAACCTATCAAATAGGGCCTTGACAATGACCCCAGCTTTCTGTTAGCATATATGTATTGATGAGAAAAGGAGACTATATGAAGAAATCAATAAAAGTGAATGGTAAGGACTTTACTCTTACCCCCGATAAGACAGAGGTCATAGATACTCTATGTTCTGCTTATCCTAATCAGACCTCGTTCTCGAGGGCTGAAATCAAAGAGGCAACCGATGGTTATCTCCCTTATTGGGTGAAGTCGTCTAGGTTCCCATTCAAAGAGAAACAACCCGATGGTTCTGTTCTCTTCAACCTTGAAGCTGTAATCAGTGGATACAACGGTGGATATTCTCACGGTGGTGAGACTCCAGTTGCACCACAACCAGTGGCTGTTCCTTCGAAGGCAGTTCCTTCAAACATGCCAGTTGCAGCTGCAACAGAGTCCGTGAATGTTCTTGACGACAATGTCAAAATCATTCCCGAGAAAATGTCTAACTATGTTCCTTTTGGACACTTCAAAGATGTCAAGAACATAATCAAGTCTAAAATATTCTTCCCAGTGTTTGTCACTGGATTGAGTGGTAATGGTAAAACACTTATGATTGAACAAGTGTGTGCCCAATTGAAGAGGGAACTCTACAGGGTCAACATTACTATCGAAACTGATGAAGATGACTTAATGGGTGGTCACACTCTAGTCAATGGAAACATTGTTTTCAGAGAAGGCCCTGTTATCAAAGCCATGAGAAAAGGAGCTGTTCTTCTTCTTGACGAAGTTGACTTGGGTTCTAACAAACTCATGTGTTTACAATCAGTTCTTGAAGGTAAAGGATACCTAATCAAGAAAACTGGTGAGTGGGTGACTCCAAAAGCTGGGTTCACAATCCTTGCAACTGCAAATACTAAAGGACAAGGTTCCGAAGATGGAAAGTTCATTGGAACTCAAATCATGAACGAAGCTATGTTGGAAAGATTTGCAATCACAATGCAACAAGAATATCCACCAGTGAAAACTGAATTGAAAATTCTTGAAAAAGAAATGGAGTTGACTGGTGATGTTGATTCAGAGTTTACCAAGAAGTTGGTTGACTGGGCTGACATAATCAGAAAAACTTACTACGAAGGTGGTATTGACGATGTGATTACAACAAGAAGACTTGTTCACATTGTGAATGCTTTCAGAATGTTCAAAGATAGACTCAAGTCAATTGAGATGTGTATTTCTAGATTCGATATCGAGACTAGAAACTCTATCCTTGACCTTTATTCCAAGATTGACGCTGGGGTTAATCTGAACGAAGAAGCAGAAGTTTCAGATTCAGAAGAAAACCCAGTTGACGAATCAGACTACGAGTAGTATAATGGTTTCAATGTTTGGAAAAAACAAAGTTGACTACAAATACAACGAGAAAGAACTCCTCAAGGAGTTCTCTCTCTATGTAGATAAAACTTACGACCAGCATTACTCCAAGGATAAGTTTCAGGCAACTGAATTTATCATGGACGGTGGTCACGGAGAGGGATTCTGTATCGGTAATATCTTAAAGTATGCACAAAGATACGGTAAGAAGGACGGATACAATCGTGCTGACTTGTTGAAAGTCATACATTATGGGTTCCTTGCTTTATATAATCACGACACGCATATAAAGGAGGCTAAAAGTGATGAAAATTAGTAATGATACGAGGAGTGTTCTTAAAAACTTTTCTACTATTAACTCGGGTATAAGAGTTAAGAGTGGGAACAAACTTGAGACCATTTCAAATATGAAAAACATTCTTGCAGTGGCAACGGTAAACGAATCGTTCCCTCAAGATTTTAGTATATACAACTTGCCTGAATTCTTGGGTGCAACTTCATTGTTGTCAGACCCCGAATTTGAATTCGGAGATACAAGTTTGACGGTTGCAGATGATAACTCAAGTCTTGCATATTTCTATGCAAGTGAAGGAATGGTCACAGCACCCGATAAAATGATAACCATGCCTGACGCAGAGATTGTAATTAATCTTTCTTCTTCACTCTTAAGTGAACTACAGAAAGCTGCAAGTGTGTTAGGAGTAAACGACATGGTGTTATCCAGTGACGGAACAGTTATCAGACTGGAAGTGACTGATAAAAAGAATCCTACTTCAAACACATTCTCAAGAATCGTGGGTGAAGGAAACGGAGTATCTTATACAATGAACTTCAAGATTGAAAACTTGAAAGTCCTTGACGGAAATTATGAGGTTTCTGTGTCAAGTAAAGGTATTTCACACTTCAACAATACAGATATTGATTTGGAGTATTTTATTGCATTAGAGCCAGATTCAAAATACAATGCCTAACCTATATATTAGTGTAAGTATTGTGCCAGTCTCTGCAATGCATACGGGAGTTATTCAATCTCATCAATCTTCAAGGGTGAATAACACTGTAAACTCGGCGGGGGGTTTACTCTTATGAATCAAGAATTTCTATTTGTAGAAAAGTATCGTCCTCAAACAATTGAGGACACGATACTTCCTGCTGGACTAAAATCAACATTTGAAGAATTTGTAAAACAAGGTGAGATTCCTAATCTCATGTTGTGTGGTTCTGCTGGTGTTGGTAAGACTACGATTGCAAAAGCACTATGTAATGAACTGGGTGCAGACTTTATTGTAATCAATGGTTCAGACGAAGGAAGATTGATTGATACTTTGAGAACTAAAATCAAAAACTTTGCGTCCACTGTTTCATTATCAGACGCACCAAAGGTTGTAATCCTAGACGAAGCAGATTATATTTCAGCTGACTCTGTTCAACCAGCTTTGAGAAACTTTATCGAAGAGTTCTCTTCAAACTGTAGATTTATATTCACATGTAATTACAAGAATAGAATCATACCACCTTTACATTCAAGAACAACTGTCATTGACTTTACAATGACACCAAATGAAAAACAAAGACTTGCCTCGGTTTTCCTTGCAAGACTTATGGAGATATGTGATAAGGAAAGTATCAAGTATGACCAAAAGGTTCTAGTTGAATTAGTTATCAAGTTCTTTCCCGATTTCAGAAGGTGTATCAATGAAGTTCAAAGATATGGTGCAAGTGGTGTAATTGATAGTGGGTTATTATCTACACTATCAGAAGAGAAACTTACACCCTTGATTGATATGTTGGCAAACAAAAACTGGGGTGGAATGAGAAAATGGGTCGGTCAGAACTCTGATAATGATTTCAATGCCCTATATAGAAAAGTGTTTAATGCACTTGAGAAAAGACTAGAACCTTCCAGTATTCCAGCTGCAGTTTTGTTTATTGCAGATTATCAATACAAAGCTGCATTTGCAATGGATTCTGAAATTAATTTTACTGCATGTATGACAGAGATTATGTCAGAGTGTAAATTTAAAGATGGGTAAAATCAATCACGAAAAACATAACAGAAATGTAAATCATTACAATAAAGATTACAGTAATGATATTGAAAATCAATATACTCATGAAGAAATCAGAACAAAGTGGAGAAACGAAGTTTGGGAGTGTAAAGGTAAATATTGTGGAAAATATAAACTGATGGACTTGCCTGAATATTATTTGAGTTGGGTCTTGGATAATTTTGACGAAGGTTCTCTATATTGGGAAAAAGCAAAATTTGAATTGGAGTGCAGATATAATTTATTATGACAGAATATAACGACAAAGTAGAACTACAAAGACAAATACTAAAAGCAGAAGACTATGTGAATAGACCTACATCGATACATGCACACAGTCTACCATCTATGTGGTATGAAACAGAAGATACTGTAAAAGATGTTGCAGACGGTGTTATGGATATACAATACATGGACGGAAGAGTTGAAAGAACTCTCAAGAACGGTAAAAAATATATCCTTGTTGAAGGTAAAACAGGTGCAGATTTAGTCCAAGAAGTCACTAGACAGCTTGCAGATTCGGGTAAGCAACTTGGGTAAAAGAAATCCATTTGATTTTGTAAAGTCGGTCTCTTACGACAAAAAAGACCTCATGGTTGATGAGGTCGAAGAGAAAGCATATCAACCATTCCTTATTAACAAAGCATTATCTTATCACCAAGATTCTGTTTTTCTTACTAACGAAATGAATGTCAGACATGGAGTAGACAACCGTCTTCAATACATGTTTTTCCTAAATACCTTAAGGAAAAGACAAAGATTTTCCAAATGGCAAAAGCCATATGTTAGTAAAAAACTCGATACTGTAAAGGAATATTATCAGATATCAACTAGAGAGGCAAAAGATTATGTTGAAATCTTATCTGATAAACAGATTCGAGAATTGAAAAACAGTATGAAAACTGGTGGTAAGGATAATGGATAACCAAGAAGATATAGTAAAAGACCTAGTCGAGGTCACATTTCCCGAAAGAGACGATTTCTTAAAGATAAGAGAAACCTTATCACGCATAGGAGTGGCCTCTAGAAGGGAGCAAGAACTCTTCCAATCATGTCATATACTACACAAAAGGGGTAAGTATTACATTACCCATTTCAAAGAACTATTCAAATTAGACGGTAAACCTACAAATATTGACGAGTCAGATATAGGTAGAAGGAACACTATTGTTGGTCTTTTAGAACAATGGAACCTAGTATCTGTAGTCAATAAATCACAAATTGAGGAACCAAAAGCACCGTTATCACAAATCAAAATCATTCCTTTTAAGGAAAAAAACGACTGGAAATTGACGACTAAATACAGTATAGGTGGTAATTAGTCCTAAATAACCTTACGGAATCATAAATGGTTTCGGGAGGAGATACAATGTTAGAATTCATTCAGATGATTTTAGTATTGGTTAAAATTGTCCCGTGGTTAGTTATGGGTGCTTCAGCAGTTGCAGCCTTAACACCTACACCTAAAGATGATGAGTGGGTAGCCAAATATTATAAAGTAATTGATTGGTTTGCGCTCAATATCGGTAAGGCAAAGGACAAATAAATACCTATGATAATTAATTAATTATGAGGAAATATTATGGAATATTTAGCGATAGGATTGTTAGTATTGCTAGCCGTTGGTGTTTACTTTTGGAGAGATACCTCATCTTCACCCGTAGTAGTTGATACTCCGAGTGAAGTCGTTGCAGATGCAAACGATAATGGAATTACTTCAAAGGCAGAGTTGAATAGACTCACAAAAGCACAACTAATAGAATTTGCAGATAAGAGAAATCTCTCAATTAAAAGGTCTGCAAAAAAGGCTTCAGTTGTTAATTCAATCCATTCTCAAATAAAATAACAAGAGAATACTAAACACGACCTTCGGGTCGTGTTTTTTTACGCCTACAGTAAACTCAAAAGTATAAATAATGGTATGAATATGTTAACATTTTTGAGTGAAGTCGGAATCCCTATAGGAAGTGCTGTGATAATGGCGTTCTTTATATTCCTAACTTTGAAGTATATCTTGGAATCAGTGGTTGGACAAGTCACTGGATTAGCAAATATCATAGGAAGTCTAGAGTCAAGAGTTCGAATGATGAACAATGACATGATAAAAATAGACTTACTTATATCATCAGCATTAGAATTGAAACCCGACATAGACAGGATTGCAAGAGCTGAGAATTTTCTTGAAGACGAGAAGATAGATTCCCGTAGAGATTGATGGACAAGTTAGCTCAACTGATTGCAGAATTCGGGTTCCCCGTGGTTCTTGCATTGGGCATGGGTTATTTCATATACTTCGTTTGGAAGTTTATAACTACAGAGTTAAAACCCAAACTATCTAAATCCCAAGTAGAGTTAGTTAGACTCATAGACCAAATCAGAATGTTAGACAACGACTTAATTAGATTACAGTCGAAAGTGAACACGGTATTAGAATATCGTGAAAAAGAGGAATTATTAGAAGACGCAGAAGAGAAGAAAGCTTTAGAGGAAAAGAATGAAGAGAAATAATATTTTAACATTTATAATATTACTGGGATTATCAAGTCCAGTAATATCAGACGAAATAGTTCATAAGTTTAAGAACCCTAGCTTTAGTGGAATAGGGACAGGCGCACATTATCTTACGATTGAGAACCAAGAACATAGCAGAAAAAAATCAATCGAAGATGCACTGGAGGCAGCGAGAAAAGCTGCAGAAAGAGAGGCAGATAACACCACGCTTGCTAAATTTATCAGGAATTTAGAATCGCGAATCTATGCTCAATTTGCAAAACAATTAGTTGAATCTATGTTTGCAAACGATAATCCTGTAGGTTTTGGTTCCTTCATACTAGAAGGTAATACTATTACATGGGAAGTTATTACAGACGAATCAGGTGCAGAGTTTATTAGGTTAACAATTATAGCAGAGGACGGTTCTGAAACCATAGTAGAGATTCCAGTAGGAACTGGAAACTTTGGTCAAGACCCTGATACAGGAGGCGGTTAATGTTAAGAGTAGGTTTACTTGCAATGGTTATTGCATTGTCAGGTTGTGCAAGTTTTCCGCAGTGGTCTGAAAAACCACAGGACTGTAGTCGTTGGGACGAAGGAATCAAGAAAGATGTCTACAGTGCAGTTAAGAAACAACTATCGAGGAAATATATTTGTGTCGAAAATCCCGAAGTTGTAAGCCTACCAGCCTATGTTGAATTATTAAATTTACCACCAGCAAAAGAAAAACCTATAGTTGCAGTCTATAATTTTATGGACAAAACAGGACAGAGAAAGTCAGTGACCAACATTGCAAGTTTCTCTACAGCAGTCACCCAAGGTGCAACAGAAATGGTTATAGACGCACTAAAGACTGCTGGAGGTGGGACATGGTTCAGAGTCGTTGAAAGAAACGGTATAGACCATTTAGTCCGTGAAAGACAAATCATTCGTTCTGCAAGGTCAGATTATGCAAAGAAAATGGAACAGGACGATGAAGGAATTCAGCCACTGCTCTTCGCAGGAATTATTATAGAGGGTGGTTTGATTGGTTATGATTCTAATATCAAGACTGGGGGACGAGGCGCACGAACCCTAGGTATTGGTTTTAGTAGACAGTATCGACAAGACGCTGTCACAGTTTCCATGAGAGCTGTATCAGTTCTTACTGGAGAAGTTTTATTGAATGTCCAATCTCGAAAGACTATTTTGAGTTATGGTTCAGGAGGCGATGTTTTTAGATTCATCGAAGAAGGAACTCAACTCGTAGAAATCGAGGACGGAGTGGGTAATAATGAATCAGTGACATATGCAACACGGTCAGCAATTGAAGCTGCAGTGTTGGAATTAGTATACCAAGGACACGATAGAGGTTTTTGGGAAATAGAGGGGTATAACGAAAATGAATAAATTAATTAGTTTATGCGTAATTGCATTACTGTCGACAAATCTTTTCGCACAAGCCACTGATGATAACGAAATCAAAATCACACAAGAAGGTGATACACTAAAACTTTACATCGACCAAATCGGTTTTGGAAACAAAGTCGGTGGAGATGATGCAAGTGGTGGTTCACTGTCAGCAATGACAATCACTGGTTCAGGTTTAGAATTTGATTTAGATTTCGCAGGTAATTCAAATATTTTATTTGGGCCAGTCATATCTGATGATAGTTATTATAAATTAGATTTTACTGGAGACTCAAACAAGATAGATTGGAATATCGGTTATATAGGTAGCACAGATGATTCAAACATTAACTTTGATGTCACAGGTTCAAGCAACCAGTTTGACCTAGACCAAGGTTATGCTTTATCAGCTGAAAGATTAAATGCCGACTTAATATTAATCGGAAGCTCAAACATTTTTGATGTTGATTGGGAATCAGATGATTTGACATGGGACTTTGAAATAACAGGTGATTCTAATAACATTAACACACTTCAAAAAGATGGAGAACAAACATTGGACTTCACTTTGGTTGGAGATAGTGCAGATGTAGATATCAACCAGTTATCAGGAACATGTGTGAGTGGAGCAGGTAATACTTGTTCCTCACCTGATGCAACTATTGTATTAGATATAGAAAGTGATAATGCAGTTATTCAAATCAATCAGAAAGACGCAGCTAACGATAGTTAGTTTTTTATTGTTCATCAGTGGGGTCGGGTTTGCTGACCCCATTGGAGACATCGTTGAATCCACAGGTATCGGACAGATAGTTCGAAACAATGAAACCATACCACATTCAGTTGGATATGGTGTAGAGTTATACGACTCTGCTGAAACAGTCAATGGAAGAATGAAAATACAATTCCTTGACAAAGAATTCCTAGACTTAATAGAACACACATTAGTTTTTATAGACGAGGTCTATTACGACCCAAATCCTTCACTATCAAAAATGTCCTTGAGAATGGTTCAAGGAACCGCCCGTTTTGCTTCGGGCCAAGGTCAAAAAATAAAGAAAGCAAATATAGATATCAGCACACCAACAGCACAAATTGCTATCAACGGCACAGATTTTACAACAACTATAGACGAACTCGGAAGAACATTGGTAATTCTGCTTCCTGATGAAGACGGAGTCACACCTTCGGGAGAGATAGTTGTATCAAATGAGGGTGGAAGTGTCACTCTCAATCAAGCGTATCAGGCAACCATGGTGTCAACCATAGAAACACCACCTACAGGGTCAGTAGTAATCAACAACCTAACAACCTCTATGATAGACAATATGTTCATTGTAGCACCGCCTACGGAGGTTCAGGAGGCCGTAGAAGAGCAGGCTAGAGAAGATATGAATGATGACCAAGGGGTGTTAGATGTGGACTTTTTAGAGTTCAATGAACTAGAAAAAGACTATGACGACTATGCAAATGACCCCGATTATGATGCAAGGGGTAGTAGATTAGATATAGATTTTTTAGATGTAGACTTCTTAACAGATGTTTTAGATGTTGTGGAAGAATTAACTAGGACAACAGCTTCTCTTGCAGATAAACAGGCAACAACTGGAGGAGTAAATTTACAGGGTGCAATCTTTGGATTCAACAAAGATTCACAATATAATGTATTTGAGGAAGACGGGAATTTAGTATTCTTTAGAGAAGTAAATGGAGTCATTGAGATTATCATACAAAATGGTAATTCAGGATTCATAGATACTAGAGTTGAAGGATATGAAGGTATCATTGAATTTGGGAATGGAGACCCCGCAATACAAATCTTCATTAATCAATCTAACTAAATACTTATTTACAGGAGAAATATATGGACTTATTAAGAAAAATTTGGGACTGGCATGAAGATTTGACTTATAAGTGGATAGAAAGACTACAAATAACAGAGTATCAAGCAATGTGGTTTGCCTTTGTTAAAGGTATTGTAGTTGTGTTTTTATTGTCATGGATATTTTAAAAAGATTATTATTAATATTAGGAATTATAACGGGAGTGACATTGTCACTCCCTATGGTTTTCGCAGACGACAACGAAATAACAATCAAACAAGAAGGTAATAACTTCGAACTCGATATAACTCAAATAGGATACCGTAATGTTGTTAAACAGTGGACTGCTTCAGAAGGAATAGACGGTATCGACAATACTGTTATTATAAAACAAGCTAGAGATAGAGGTAATGGAACAGGTCAAAATATCATAGAACTTCGTAGAGTTTGGGGAGACGGAAATACTTTAAAACTTGGTCAAGGATATCAAGTTGGAACTAACGGAAACTTTACTATAGATAATTCAGAATACGGAAATACATTTGCACACATAAACATTACAGGTGATTATAATGATGTTCTTATGACACAAAGAACAAACAGTTCTTCTTCTGGCCACCAATATTGGTTGCACCTAGAAGGAGATAATAACGATATCTACACAGTTCAAAGAGAAGGTGGAAGTCAATATATTAATTTAGATATCTATAACGACAACAATGAAGTCGACCTTCGACAAACAAATTCAGGCGACCATTATATGAGTGTCATACTAAATGGAACACAACCAACTGATATCACTGTATATCAAAATGGTTGGAATAATAAATCATATAGTATAACTCAAAATTGTTATACAGTTGGTGGTTGTTCAGTTAGTGTATCTCAAGGGAACTAATGTATTCTTGGAAGACAGTCCTAGTGACTATAGGGTTGCTCTTCGGTCTTAAAGTTTGGAATCCATATCTAGTAGAAAATATCACATGGTCATGGTTTGACTTTCTACACCAACAACACGAAATAGAACAAGTAGACAATATAGTTCTTGTTGATATAGACGAAAAATCTCTAGAAAAATATGGTCAATATCCTTGGCCTAGAAACATATATTCAGATATACTTTTTGAAACTCATTATTCTAATACACATGTATTCACACAATTATTCAAAGAACCTGATAGGTTTCAGGGTGACGAGTCATTTGCAGAAGGATTAGTAAATCGTTTAACAATACTTTCAGCTGCACCTACAATTCAAAAAGATACTGGTTCTGCACCATATGTCAGGACATCTGTATTTGGAGGTGGAGATATATCAGAACACATATGGAACTTCTCGGGTATTGCAAGTCCAGTTGATATCCTGAAACAAAACACATATGGAGTTGGTGTGACGGTCACCACACCAGCTGTAAGCGGAACTCCAAACTTTGACGGGACTGTTCGTTCTGCACCTTTGATAGTTTCTGCAAATGAAGTTGTATATCCTTCGGTTGCACTAGAGGTTATGCGTGCAATGTTTGACCAAAAGAATTATCAAACTAGAGTGACTCCCGAAGTTGGAATAGAGTGGATTCGTATAGGAAGGAATCCACCTATAGAAACAACTCCGACTGCTGATGTTATGATTTCATATTGGAATGATTTTGACAGAATATCAGCAGCCGATTTATCTAATTCAAATATTCAGGGTAAGATTCTTGTTTGGGGTCTGACCGCGGAGGGTCTGAATAATCCAGTTTCAACCCCAGTGGGTGTAATGTATCCCCACGAAGTTCAAGGGAATATCCTCCACTCCGTCTCCACAGGAGTTCAAATACAACAATCCTACTATCTTGAATTTCTATCTCTCGTTCTTCTTCTGATAGTCCTTCTAGGAATATTGGGAGTGGTCTACAAACTTCCCACAATTTACTCGGGGATAGTGAGTCTAGGTGTCGTAGGATTTCAGGTGGGTGGGGGTCTCTATTTGTGGTCTTCATCTCTCGTTCTTTTCGATATTTTCTACTCATCGATAGCCTCCATAGTTGTTTTCGGACATGCTTCTTTCAACAAATACTATAGAACCTATCAACTCAAAGAACAAATTAAGAAACAGTTCCAAAAATATTTATCTCCCGACATGGTTGACGAACTGGCCAAGAATCCTGAAAAATTGAGACTTGGTGGAGAAAGAAAGGAAATGACATTCATGTTCATGGATATCTGTGGGTTCACACCTATAAGCGAAGCTTATAAAAATAAAGACGACCCCGAAGGATTAGTAGACTTGATAAACAAGTTCCTAGATGTCCAAACTAAAATAATAATAAATAATAAAGGAACCATAGACAAATATATGGGCGATTGTATCATGAGTTTTTGGAATGCTCCCTTGGATTGTGAAGACCATGCTGAACTCGCTGTAAAATCTGCACTGGAGGTGTTAGATGCAACTAAAGAACTTAATAAGGAACTCGCTCCTCTCAATCTTCCTCCTATCAATGTCGGCATTGGTATCAGCACAGGAGAATGTATTGTCGGAAACATGGGGTCAGAAGTTAGATTTGACTATTCCGTCATTGGAGACGCCGTCAACTTGGGTGCTAGACTCGAAGGCCAAACAAGGAATTATGATGGGGTGGACTTGTTGTTATCGGAAAGAACTTATCAATGCTGTCCAACAAGAGAATTCGTGGAAGTCGACTCAATACATGTTAAGGGAAAGTCAGAGAAAGTCACAATATACACTTGTTGAACAATACACTGACGGACAACTCTATACCTTTGCAGCTTTACAACTTGTAGATATCTATACTACACACCGTGGAATCAAATACAGGTGTGTAAAAGAAATGAATCCTTTCCTAGGAGATAGACCTACAGTTCCAAAAATGTTTGCATGGAAAACTATAGTTCTTACACCAACTATTCAATATGATACAAAAAATAACTCTCTTACCAAACAAACTATGAGTGGTGTTAACAAAATGATGATGTTAGTCATAGTAAACAATAATATAGTTTTGAATCGTGCAAAAAAAAATTGCCAAAAACTGCCTTGACTTTTTATAGTTTGACCCCATATAATATATAAATACTATTGTAATTGCTCAAAAGAGGATTACATTATATTAACTTGCTTAATTAAAGGAGAAAAATATGACGCATTTAGATATATTTGGTCAATTCAGACCGTTCGCAATAGGATTTGATAGGTATTTCGAAGACCTCGAAAGAATGTCAAATATTACACAAACTAACTACCCACCTTACAATGTTGTAAAGGAAGACGATGAACACTTCACCGTTGAACTTGCAGTGGCTGGGTTCAGTAAGAAAGATGTTTCTATCACTAAAGAGAAAAATGTCCTTGTTATTGAGGGTAAGATAGAAGACGAATCCAAGGACTTTGTCCACAAGGGATTAGCTTCTAGAGGATTCAAGAGAAGTTTTACACTTGCAGATGATGTAGAAATCAGTGGTGCAAGTCTAAAAGACGGTATCTTGAAAGTTAGTTTAGAGAGAATTATCCCCGATGAGGATAAACCAGTCTCTATAAAAATTTCTTAAAAACCCTATATACAGAATAGACTTCTATTGTTATAATGGAAGTCTATTCTTATTTAAGAGAGGTATTTAATTATGGAAAATATGGTTGGAAGAGTTATTCCTAAAGTTAATCTTCCTGTCAGAGTTGACGGAGATTGGACGAACATAAACACACACGAGATGTCTAAAGGTAAAAGAATTATTATCTTTGCATTGCCTGGAGCTTACACTCCAACATGTTCGACTTTCCAATTGCCTGGCTTCGAGGAACAATATTCTGCGTTCCAAGAGAAAGGTATAGACGAAATTTATTGTTTGTCAGTAAATGATACTTTCGTTATGAATTCATGGTTTACTGCACAGGGTATCGAAAAGGTAAAAGCATTACCTGATGGTAATTGTAAATTTACTAGAGCTGTTGGAGCTCATGTCCAAAAAGAAAATCTAGGTTTTGGAATTAGGTCATGGAGATATGCAATGGTAGTAAACGATACTACTATGGAAAAAGTATTTTGGGAAGAAGGATATGGGGATAATATAGAGTCAGACCCATACGAAGTTTCTACTCCCGAAAATGTTTTGGCAAATATATAAAAAACCCACTTGTCAATATGACTATGTTTATGTTAATATAGTCATATGACTTACTTTCAATACAGTTTAAAAGACCTACAGGAACGCAGTTCCGAAAAGAAATTTTCTTATATAACATTTTTTGCAGGCGGTGGTGGTTCATCGTGTGCATATAAACTCGCAGGTGGTGATGTAAGATACATGAATGAGTTTCAACAGATTCATGTAGACACCTATCTTAAGAATTTTCCAAATACAGTTCATGAGTGTAAAGATATCAAACAAGTCACTGGTGAAAATATCATGGAACTTACTGGACTCAAAAAGTTTGAGTTAGATATTCTTGACGGTTCTCCACCTTGTCCACCATTCAGTATGGCTGGAACTAAAAGAGAAGGTTGGGAACAAGAGAAAATTGCATACGGTATGAAACAACAAAATATCGAAGACTTGACATGGGAACAAATTAGAATCACAAAAGACTTAATGCCTAAAGTTATTATATGTGAGAATGTAAAAGGTCTATCCATGGATTATGCAAGAGACCACCTAAACAAAATGGTAAACGATTTTGAAGCATTAGGTTATTCAGTCACATGGAAAGTTATGAAAGGACATGAACATGGAGTTCCACAAAAAAGAGAAAGAGTATTCATGGTTGGTGTCAGAGACGATGTATTAGATGCAATAGGAATGCCATTCATGTGTTTGAGTGGATTGTTTCCACAACCAAGTGAAGAAAGAACAAGTATAGGTGAAGCCATTGACGATTTACAGGACGACCCCGAAAATATCGAAGATGCAAAATATCTAGAACAGGCAATGATTGATAGTTCAAAAGGTCATTGGGTGCATGGATTTGAAAAGCACCCCGACCCCGAACTATCACACTGCACTCCCTGTAAAGGGATTGACGGAGTAAACGGAGATAACATGTCTTATATTTCTATAGGAGACCATATTGTAAAACCATGGTATCAAGAGAATATAAGACTAGGAAACATTCCACCCGAGAATGAAAAACATTCTTATTATATGTCAAGGATTGTTCCAAAAAATCTTCCAGCTCATTCACTAACAGAACAAGGTTGTCAACCAAAGTTTATGGGTGGTAATCATTTTCATTATAGTGGGAAGAGAATATATACTCCAAAGGAGATGGTGAGACTTATGTCTTTACCAAATGATTATAAAATGACAGGTGATTATAATGACAAAGGTGCAAGGATAGGACTTATGGTTGCACCACTATGTCTATATTACCTAGTAGAAGAGGTGAAAAAACAAATATTAGAACCATGGAATTCGTTGCAGAAAAAGATTTAGGATATAAAGAAACACACGAACAGTTTAACGGTAAATGGTTAGACGAATCGGACTATGATACTTTAGTATCTTCAATAGGAGTAAATGAGAAGGTAATAAAAGTATCTAAACCAGTTGCTTCTATAGACGGAGATAGACCACCACTTGCATATATTGTAAAAGGTGAGTATACTGGAGACATGTATCAGAATATAAAAGACACTTTGTTCTCCATAGATGATGTATCGACAATGAGAGCAAATGCAGCTGGGCCAATCGACCCCGAAGAAATGAAAAAGAAAGGATTGATTGAAGGAGTCCATTACAAATTAAGAACACCTAACTCTTACTATCCACTTAAAAAGAATGGTAAGTTCAATCGTATTGCAGAATCAAATGCAATACATTCTGTATTGATTGGATACAAGAGAGGAAGATTTACTGGAATGATAAAACCAAGTGGTTGGATGGAAAAGAAAGGGAACATTCCGAAGATGGAAGTATTACAGAACATTGCACCTATCAATGAAGGTGCATTAAAAGTCGCAGCTCCCGATATATGGAGAAGGCAGAGAGCCTTTGCCGATAACTATATTGAAAGTAAGTATCATATCGGGGGCGCACCTATCACAGCTTTATCTGCAAACAGATATTCTAGTGAAGGGACTGCAAAAATGTCTGCACATGTAGACGGTAAAGATTTAGAATTTGGAATGACAACAATGTGTGTTTTTAGAATTGGAGATTTTAAAGGTGCAAATTTATGTTTTCCTAGATACGGTCTTGCAATCGAAGCTGACGATGGTGATGTATTGATTGCAGATTCAAATGAATTACATGGGGTCACACCTATTCGTGGAAACGGAGTAAGACTTTCATGTGTTGCATATTGTGATGAACATGTTGCAACAATGGGTATCGGTGGTAAATCAGAGAATCCGATTGGGCCACATAACAAAGACAAACACGGGAGTTTAGATGGATTTTTCTAACACACTAAATCATTACGATACAACATTGAGAGGATTAAACACTGCTGGACTAGACGGAACATATCCCGAAGGTGGTGCAGTAAGGGGTGGTTGTGGTAGATTATACGAAGAAATAACAACAATGATAATCAATGAAGTCAGTCCTCACTTGGTTGTAAAACAAAACGATTATCTAATTGCAGAAGTTGGTGGATATACTAATGGTGGTATACAGGTTGACTTACATGTTTATGATAAGGATGAAGCAAAATTTGTAGTTGAATGTAAATCATATCTAGATTCAAGTATGTTAAAGAGAGCAATCATGGACTTTTTAGAAGTCAAGAAAGTTTTAGGAGACTGTCCTAGAATAATATCTACAGGACAACTTTCAATCAGAGAAGAAACATTAAACTATCATAGTGAACTTGCAAAAGAACTTGGAGTTCCTTTTGAGGTGTTTGTTCTCAATACTAATAAATTCAGAAGGAAAGGTCAAAGTGTCGCTACAACATTAGACCCTTTAGATAAAAATGCATTAGATTTACTGGGTAATCATATAAGGAATATATCGTGATATTTTTGATTGGTGGTATTCCCTGTAGTGGTAAATCAACACTAATGAGAAATTTACTTTCTCGTTTACCCGAGGAACCAAATCTTATTGAACCTAAAAAATTATTCAAGTGTCAAGAACACGGAGATATATTAGTTGTAGGTCAATATCCCGAAGGTGAAACTTTTGGTGGAACAGATAAATTATCACATGGTTCTATACCTCATTTCAGAGAGTTTATTGAAGAGGTCACAACTAGATATAAACATACACTTATAGAGGGTGATAGATATTTTCGTAATGAAGATATAGAATGGTTGTTAGATAATCATGAAGCAAAAGTTATTATATTAACTGTTCCCATAGGGATAGAACATGAGAGACACCATTCAAGAGGAGATACTCAATCAGAAGTATGGTTGCAAGGTAGAAGAACTCAAATAGATAATATTAGAAAGAACTTTAATCTCATGGATAGATTAATCATACATGATAATTATGATATACAACAATCTATGAAAATGGAAGACTACATATATGGAAAAATTATTCAGTAAAACATACATAGTTGTAGAAAATCCACATGAGAAAGACGCTGCAATAGAAATTATTGACGGTGAATGGAAAGGATTAGTATATCAATATGGTAAAGTAGAGTTCGTTGAGAATAAGAATCATTTAAACTTTCAAAGAACAATACGAAGGATACCCGAAGGTGGTGACCTTGATGAACTCCTAAATAATATCGAACTCAACAATCTTATGGGAGACATACTTGTTGAACTTATGCAAGAACAAATCGAGAGGGATAAGCATGAACATAGAAAAATTGAAGGAACAAATAAAGCGACATGAAGGTGAAGTATTGGAAGTATACGCAGATTCTTTGGGCTATCTTACACTGGGTGTTGGACATCTCATACAAGACAATGACCCCGAACATGGGCAACCAGCTGGAACTCCAGTAAGTCAAGAAGTAGTAGACAGATACTACGAAATCGATTTCGAAAAACATTTAGAAGAAACAAAACATGTTATAGGACATGATGTTTTTGAAGGTCTTCCAGGCGAGATACAAGAGGTTTTAGTTAATATGTGTTTCAACCTAGGTGGGACTAGACTGGGTAAATTCAAAAATATGTTGAATGCAGTAGAAGACCACGATTGGGAAAGAATGGCAGTGGAGATGGAAGATAGTCGTTGGTTCAGACAGGTCGGTAGAAGGTCTGTTGAGTTGCAAGAAATTGTGAGAAATGTATGAACCAATAAAAGGATACAAAGTTAAATGTATCCGTCTCAATACTGGTGAGGTAATCATGGGTTTTGTAAAACCCGAAAAAAATGGTTTTACAATCATAGAACCTCAAATCATATTAACAGTTGCAGACAATAATCAAATGGAAGTCAACTTTGCACCATGGATACCTTATGCAAGAGATTTTCATTTCAAAGTTTTAGACCAACAAATACAAACAGTGTTTGACCCAAATCCAACTCTTGCTCAAAACTTCAAGAGTGTGACGGGTAATCAACCTAGAGGTGATTTAGTAGAATTTATAAAAGAGGAAAATAAAGAAGAATGAAAGATTTTGAAAACAGAATACTAATGGCGCAGCTGCAACAAGCAGATGCAATGATTGAGAAACATAAAATCAACATTGAAGTCTTAACAAAAAATTCATCGGGTGTTGCAGACCACCCCGATATAATGAAGACAGTTGAAGATGAACTCAACAAGATAGGTCATTGGGAAGAAATCAAGTCTGTAATCAAAAAACATTTTGATTTTGAAGGCAAAAGAACATTGACAGAATAGTCTTTCTCTAGTATAATTACATTATGGATTTCTATACAAGTGTTTGTCGCACGAGAGACAAGATTCTCGTAAAAGGTTATAAAGGAAACAAACAAGAAAAACTTGCAGTTTCTTATCGACCTAATCATTATATCCCCTCAAAGAAAGGAGAAACAGCATTCCGTTCATTGGACGGAAGACACCTTGAAGCAGTAAATCTAAACTCCATGGGTGGTGCAAGAAAGTTCAGAGAGAGATATGCTGGAGTTGACGGATTTGAAATTCATGGATATGACAGATATATCTACACTTATATTGCAGACAGATTCAAGGGTGACATAGAATACAATCAAAAACTAATCAAGACTGCTTCTCTTGATATCGAGTGTGAGTGTGAAGACGGATTCCCCGAACCCATACTTGCAAATGAAAAGGTCAATGCAATATCAATCAAACCCTTTGGTAAAGAAACTGTAGTATTCGGTATCGGCCCATGGGAACACAACAGAACAGATGTAATCTATCACAATTGTAAGAATGAGGCTGCACTTCTAATAGAGTTTATTAAATACTGGAGAAAGGAATCTTTTGATATTATCACAGGTTGGAATGTAAACAGTTTTGATATCACATATCTTTGTAATCGTATCGATAGGATACTAGGAGAAGACGAACATAAAAAATTATCACCATGGAATCAATCAGATGTTAGGGAATTTGTTGCACAGGGTTATCAAAAACAAATGGTTTATAACCTTTACGGTATTAATGTTCTTGATTATCTCGAACTCTACCGCAAACATACTTTTGTAAATCAAGAATCATACAGACTAGACCATATTGCAAATGTCGAACTCGGTAAAGGGAAACTCGACTATTCAGAGTATGGAAATCTACACACCCTTTACCGACAAGACTATGCAAAGTTTCTTGAATACAATGTTCAAGACGCTGTATTGGTTGAGGAACTAGAAGAGAAACTTGGACTTATTGAGTTGGTTCAAGCAATGTCTTACAATGCAAAATGTAATTACAATGATACATTTGGTATGGTGAAGTATTGGGAAACTATTATATACAACTTCCTCAAAGACCAAAATATTCAGACTCCACCTCAAAGACTCAAGACGGGTAATGACAAAAACAAACCTATCATAGGTGCATATGTCAAAGAACCCTTGGTGGGTGGTCACAACTGGGTTGTATCATTTGACTTGAACTCACTATATCCCCATATCATTATGCAATACAATATCTCTCCCGAGAAAATGGTGAAGGGATATAAAGAAGATGTATCGATTGATAAACTTCTAAACAAACAGTGTGACCTATCATATCTAAAACAACAGAACAATACTGTATGTCCTAACGGAACAAAGTTCACTAGGAACCGTCAAGGTTTCCTTCCCGAACTCATGGAAAAGTTCTATGACGAAAGGAAAATGTGGAAGAAGAAAATGATTGAGTATCAAGTTGAACGAGAGTCGTGCAAAGATGCAAAACGGCGAAGACAACTTGATACCCTAATCAAGCGTGCATACAACAATCAAATGGTTCGTAAGATTGCACTGAATTCAGCTTACGGTGCATTGGCAAATCAATACTTTGCATTCTTTTCTATTGACCTTGCAGAGGCAATCACTACCAGTGGTCAGTTGATTATTCAGTGGTCAGAAAGAACTATCAATGAATTTATGAACAAGACTCTTGGAACAGAGGGTGAAGACTTTGTGATTGCAATGGATACAGATTCAGTGTATATCACTATGGATAAACTTGTTAAACAGGTTCTTCCCGAAGAAACAGACAAGGGTAAGATTATTGATTTCTTGAACAAGTCCGAAGGTATGTTTGAGAAAGTTCTCGCTGACGGATTCAACGAACTTGCAGAATATACAAATGCATTCCAAAACAAAATGGAAATGGGGAGAGAGGTAATCGCTGACCGTGGTATTTGGACTGCAAAGAAAAGATACATTCTAAATGTCCACGACAACGAAGGTGTAAGACTTGCAGAACCGAAACTCAAGATGATGGGTATCGAGACTGCAAAGTCTTCTACACCACAATGGGTCAGAACCAAACTCACAGAAGCTTTCAAAGTTGTTATGAGTGGGACTGAACAAGACCTTTGGGAGTTCGTAGAGAATGCACGAAAAGAGTTTCGTAATCTACCACCCGAAGAGGCTGCATTCCCTAGAGGTTGTAAGAATCTTGCACAATATTCAGACCCAACACACATATATGGTAAAGGAACTCCTATCCATACTAGAGGTGCATTACTATACAATCACCACCTTGGTAAAAAGAATGTGGATATGAGATACGAGAAGATTAAGAATGGTGAGAAGATACATTTTACATATCTTACAACACCGAATCCTATCAATGAGAATGTTATTTCGTTTATGAATGTATTACCTAGAGAGTTTGACTTGCATAGGTTTGTAGATTATGACATGCAGTTTGACAAAGCATTTGTTGAACCATTGAAAGTCGTAGTAAATTTAATCAACTGGAATGTAGAACCAGTTGCAAGTTTGGACTCCTTCTTTGGATAAATAGTTGTATGGCATATTCAAAACAAGTAGTTGAAAGATTCGAGTCAGTCTTAAATAATCCACAAAAACATTCAGTTGGAAGGTTCGACCCTAAAGACCCAAATGTTGCAACTGGTATGACTGGAGCTCCTGCTTGTGGTGATGTCATGAAGTTAGATTTAAAATTAGATATTGACGAAAGAATCGAAGATGTCAAATTCAAAACTTATGGTTGTGGTAGTGCAATCGCTTCTTCTAGTTTATTTGTTGATATGTTAATAGGTAAAACTATTGAAGAGGCAAAACTAATTAAAGATAAGGATATTGCAGAAGTATTAGAATTACCACCAATCAAATTACACTGTTCAGTTCTTGCAGAAGATTGTATCAAGAAAGCAATCGAACACTGGGAAGAAAAGTCTGAACATAGGAAACACAATCAACATGTATGAATATAAAGTATCATTAGTAAAAGTCGTAGACGGCGATACAGTAGATGTCGATATCGATTTAGGTTTCGGTATGACTTACAAAAAACAAAGAGTTAGAATGGTTGGAATTGATACGCCAGAAAGCCGAACAAGAGATTTAGTAGAAAAGAAGTTTGGAAAAGCTTCGAAGAAACATTTAAAAAGATTATTAGAAGAGTGTGATAGTATATCACTAGTTTCACATGACAAAGGAAAGTTTGGAAGAATCCTAGGAACCTTATATGGTCACCATGCAGAGGGACACCCACAGTTCGAACTTAAAGTAGATATCAATAAACAAATGATAGAAGATAGTCATGCAGTCCCATACAGTGGCGGAAACAAAGAAGAGATTGAAAAGGGTCACCTTGCAAACAGGGAGATTCTAATTGAGAAAGGTATAGTAGAACTATGATAGTCTCGGGAATGGACATTTTCTATATCTTAATGATAGCTGCAATCTTTGGTTTTATCATTCATTTGGAAGCACAAATGTCAGTGGTAAAAACCATGTTGCAAGAAATGGTTAAGTGTGAAGATAAACTAAAAGAATTATCAAATAACGATAAAACCCACTAGACAAATCCCACCATATATACTATACTGATATTATTCATTATGAGAGGTGTATATGTCATTTATTAAAGACCTAGTTAAAGCATCGGGAAACGAATATGCAAATGTCGTTTCAGACGGTGTTGCAGCTGGAGATGTTGATTCCTTCGTAGATACAGGGAGTTATATCTTCAATGCATTATTAAGTGGTTCACTATATGGTGGACTTCCTAAAAACAAAATCACTGCAATCGCAGGAGAATCAGCAACAGGTAAAACTTACTTTGCACTGGGAATGTGTAAACAGTTCCTTGACGATAATCCCGAAGCTGCAGTAATCTATTTCGAATCCGAATCTGCAATCAGTAAAGAAATGATTGAAGATAGAGGAATCGATTCAAACAGAATTGTTATCGTGCCTGTAGTGACAGTTCAAGAATTCAGAAATCAGGCAATCAACATACTTGATAAGTATTTGGAAACACCCGAGGACAAGAGACCGCCTATGGCAATGTGTCTTGATTCACTTGGTATGTTATCAACTACGAAAGAAATCGAAGATACTGCCGAGGGTAAAGAAACCCGAGACATGACTCGAGCTCAAGTTGTTAAAGGTGCATTTAGAGTATTGACTCTAAAACTTGGTAGGGCAGGTGTCCCTATGATTGTGACTAATCACACTTATGATGTAATTGGTTCAATGTTCCCACAAAAAGAAATGGGTGGTGGAAGTGGATTGAAGTATGCAGCTTCGTCTATCATTTATCTATCCAAGAAAAAAGAGAAAGAGGGAACAGAAGTTGTCGGTAATATTATACATTGTAAGAATGCAAAATCAAGATTGACCGTTGAAAACAGAATGGTTGATGTCAGACTCAATTATGAAACGGGTCTAGATAGATACTATGGTTTACTTGACCTTGCACTTGCAAGTGGAATATTCAAGAAAGCTTCAACAAGAATTGAATTACCAAATGGTAAAACAGAATTTGGTAAGACCATTAACAACAACCCCGAGAAATACTTTACAGAAGAAGTAATGGAAAGACTCGAAACAGTAGTAGAACAATATTTTAAGTATGGAAACACGAATAGAACAGACGATACTCAAGAATCTGATTCAGAATGAACAGTTTACACGGAAGTGTATCCCATTTCTGAAGCCAGAGTATTTCACTGATACAACTGAAAGAACTGTATTTGAAGAAATTCATACATACTTTCAGAAGTATACAAAACCACCAACGAAAGAAGCACTTCTCATAAATCTTGACAACGCAAACTCAATCAATGAAAAGGTTGTTCAAGATGCAAAATCAATAGTTGGTAAATTCGAGAGTGAGGAAACTCCTCAAGATTGGTTAGTAGACGAGACAGAATCATGGTGCAAAGATAGAGCAATCTATATTGCAGTAATGGATTCTATCGAAGTGATTGATAAGAAATCACAAAGGTCTACGGGTGAAATACCAGAGCTTTTGAAAGATGCACTTTCCGTGTCCTTTGATACACACATTGGACACGACCAGTTGGAAGATTCAGATAATAGATTTGAATTCTATCATACAGAAGAAGAGAAGATTCCATTTGACCTAGAATATTTCAACAAGATTACCAAGGGTGGTTTACCAAACAAGACTTTGAATATTGTTCTTGCTGGAACTGGTGTTGGTAAATCATTGTTTATGTGTCACCAAGCTGCAAGTTGTCTTATGATGAACAAGAATGTATTATACATTACTTTGGAAATGTCAGAAGAAAGGATTGCAGAAAGGATAGATGCAAATATCATGAATGTTCCTATGAAAGATATTCCCGACCTATCAAAGAAAATGTATGATAAAAAGGTTGAGAAACTCAAGAACAAAACAAAAGGTAAACTTATTATCAAAGAGTATCCAACTGCAGCTGCTCATGTTGGACATTTTAGACACTTACTACAGGAGTTGGATATCAAAAAAGATTTTCAACCCGATATAATTTTTATTGACTATCTGAATATATGTGCAAGTCATAGAATTAGACCAGGCGCAGGTGCAAACTCTTACACCCTAGTCAAAAGTATTGCAGAGGAACTTCGTGGACTTGCCGTTGAGTATGATGTTCCTATGGTCTCTGCAACCCAAACAACCCGAAGTGGTTATGGTTCCACAGATATTGGACTCGAAGACACTTCGGAATCCTTTGGACTTCCAGCTACAGCCGACCTAATGTTTGCATTGATTACCAGTGACGAACTTGAAGACCTTGACCAGTTAGTTGTAAAACAGTTGAAGAATCGATATAATGACCCTACAATATTCAAGAGATTTGTAATTGGTATTGATAGAAGTCGTATGAAACTCTATGATTGTGAACAAGAAGCACAGGAAGAACTAATAGAAAATGCAGAAAACCTTATATCAGACGATATACCAGTTGCAGATAGGGGTAGAGATTATTCAGATTTTAAAATATAGCCTTGACAATAGGCCCATTTTTTTCGTATAATATACATGATGAATAAAGTAATAATTTTTGATGTAGACGGAACAATTGCAGATGTTGAACATAGAAGACATCTTGTAAATGGTGATAAAGGGTTTAAACCCGACTGGACTGCATTTAGAAAAGCAACTGTTAATGATACTCCTGTTCAATGGGTTTGTGATATTGCAAAAAGACACATTGCACAAGGTGATGAAGTTGCATTCTTTTCTGCTAGGAACGAATCAGAAAGAAAGATTACTGAAAAACAGATTTCTGAATGGATTGGTGACGGACACAAAGGTGTTTTCTTAAGACCTAATGGTGATTTCAGACCCGATGAAGAATTCAAATCTGAACTTGCAGACAAGTTTGAAGAGTTAGGTGGTAAAATTGACTTGGTTTTTGACGACAGAAACAAGGTTGTTGATATGTGGAGACAAAGAGGAACCACTGTTGTTCAAGTTGCAGACGGAGATTTTTAATGTATGATATAACTGAAAAAGGTGAGAAACAGTATCGTAGAGTCGTAAGACTCATATATGGATTATATATTCTTATACCTTTGGTATTTTTACTTGGGTGTGCTGGTCTTGAACCAATACATGATTATCGACAAGACCCAATTAAACATGAAGACCATGAAGATTATACAAATAACTGCAAAGACCCGTTAAGTGATGATTGTATTCTTGTTGCATAAATACTAATTATTATGAGTAAAACACTAAAACCTTCTACAGTTATTGATACTATCAGTCTTAAGATAGAACTTAAGAAGGAACTTCGTGAATTAAAAAGACAAGGTGACCTCAAAAAAGCACAAATCGTGCAACTCAAAATAGACCAACTAGAGGATAAACTTCATTCCTCACCCCTTTCAAAAATATAAATAGTTCATATAACTCAAAAGGGAGAAAATATGGGCGCACATTCAGACCGAATAACGCAATTAGATGCGTTTAAAGCAGAATCACAAAAACAAATTGATTGGATTGAAGGCAATTCAAACACTTGGGACATATATTATGGTGACCCTCTAGCACTACAAGAGTCTTTCACGGGTGCTGGTGGTGACGCATTTTATAGTCAATGGAGAACTGCAAACCCTTCTGCAAGTGAGAGTTCTACAGGATACGAATTAGAAGTTTACAATCAATGGAAACATTGGTCAGATAATGGGTCTAATTTATCTTCGATTGAATCATCAGGATTAGCTGATTTAAAGTCACAAGTTGAAAATTTTGATACAGAGAAGTCAAATGTCCAAGCAAAAATTGACGCAGGATATACAGGTGACGAGACAGCTGAAGAGGCACAAGCAATAGCAGAAGCTGCAGGCACATAATTCCGAGAATAAATTATGGCTGCAAAGAATTTACATCTAGAACATATAGAGGACGAAATCATCAATCAAGGAATTGACGGTGGTCGTGGTGCAATAAACTTTATGCAAGGTCTTCGTGATATGTTAAAAGGTAATGCAACCTCGGGTGTAAATATGACAGTAAAGTGGGACGGAGCTCCTGCTATTTTTTGTGGTCAACACCCCGAGACTGGTCAATTCTTTGTTGCAAAGAAATCATTATTTAACAAGACCCCCCTATATTATACTTCCGAATCAGAAATCAAAAATGCAGAGGAACTATCGGGTGAATTAAAAAGTAAGTTTCTGACTGCATACAAATACCTATCTAAATTATCTTGGAATACAATCATGCAAGGTGATTTAATGTATACAGACGATACAAAAATGACAAAGATAGGTAATGAGTCTTTCATAACATTTCAACCAAATACAATTTTATATGCAGTTCAAGTAGATTCAGATTTAGGAAAAGAGATTGCAAGGTCTAAAATGGGTATTGTTTTTCATACAACATATACAGGTTCAGATATAGAGGGTCTATCTGCAAGTTTTGGTGCAAACATATCTAAACTAGGAAGTAGTTCAGATGTATGGATTGACGATGCAAGTTATAAAGATGTAAGTGGTAAAGGTTCTATGACTGCAAAAGAAACTCTTGCATTGACTGGAGCTTTATCAAAGGCAGGTAAAGCATTTCACGGAATCAAAAGAAATGATTTACAGAAGTTCATGGAATTACAAGGTGCAATTGGTAAAAAAGGAGCTGGTGCAAGTTATAAAACATATTGTAATTCACTCATAAGGGCAGGAAAATATAATCCTTCGTATGTGGATTATATGAAATACTTCGAAATATACTGGAGAGACAAAGTTGTAGGTAAAGTAAAAACAGAGAAGACTAAACAAATCAAAAGAGAAATTGGTGAACAGATTTACAACGAAATGAGGTCTCTAAAAAAACTAATAGATAATCTAACAAAATTTATGGGACATTTAGTAGAGGCCAAACAAATGATTATAAATGTCCTAAATAGAGTAAAGAGTATAGGAACCTTCAAAAAGACAGATAACGGATTCGAAGCAGTGAATCCCGAAGGTTATGTTGCAATAGACAAAAAAGGAAGTGCAGTAAAACTCGTAGATAGAATGGAGTTTGCATTCAATAACTTCACTGCACAGAAGAATTGGGACAAATAATGAAAACATTACAAACCTTTTTAACAGAGAAAAAAGACAAAGAGGCAACATTCTCTTTTGGTCGATTCAATCCACCTACCACAGGTCATGCATTACTAGTTAAGAAATTAAAATCATTAGGTTCGGGAACAGATACTATGATTTTCTCTTCTCATTCTAATGACAAAAGAAAAAACCCACTAAATCACAGAGATAAGGTAAAATTTCTTCGTAAATTCTTTGGAAGGATTATTGTAGATGCAAATGTCAGAACTGTATTTGAGATTGCAAATGAATTACACAAACAAGGATATACACATATCAATATGGTTGTAGGTTCTGATAGAGTTAAAGAGTTTGAGAACCTTTTGACCAAATACAACGGAGTCAAAGCAAGACACGGATACTACAAATTTAAAGAGATTAATATTGTATCAGCTGGTGAGAGAGACCCCGATGCAGACGATGTATCAGGAATGTCTGCAAGTAAAATGAGACAGTATGCAGAGGACGGAAACTTCGAAGAGTTTGCAAAAGGTGTCCCTTCGTCTAATAGTGGTGCAAAAAAACAGTTATATAAAGCAGTCAGAAAAGGAATGGGTATTACAGAGGGAACACTACCACATTATATGATGGAAGATTTGATTGCCGAAGGTGTTTATGACCCAGGCACCTTTAAAGCAGTATTCCTTATGGGTGGCCCAGGCAGTGGTAAATCTACAGTTGTAGATGATTTAGGATTTAAGGCATTAGGTCTTAAGTTAATCAATTCAGATAAAGCTTTTGAGACTGGACTAAAGAAAGCTGGATTATCTCTAGACTTACGAAAATTACCTGCTGATGTCAGAGACCCGATTCGAACTAAAGCAAAGAAAATTACAGGTAATCAACTAGACCGATACATAGGTGGAAGACTAGGTTTAGTATTTGATACAACTTCTGCAAAAATAAGTAAAATACAAAACTATAAGAAAATGTTAGATGTATTAGGTTATGAATCTAAAATGATATATGTAAGAACAAGTTTAGATAATGCACAAAAGAGAAATGAAATGAGACCTAGAAAACTCCCACCTCAAGTTGTAGAAAAGGACTGGGAAGCTGTAGAAAAGAATGCAAGTAAACTAAAATCTTTATTTAAAAGAGACTTTGTATCATTGTCAAATGACGATGACTTGGCAACTCTAAAAAGTAAAACAAAAGCTTTATTCACAAAAATGATGTCTTGGTCAACCTCTTTTCCTAAAAACAAAATAGCTCAACAATGGAGAACTAACGAGTTAGAGAAGAAGGCTGGAAGAGCTCGTTAAAAATTATAAATAGTATTATGCCAGAATTAGATACAATAGTAGAGAAACTTCGAAAAACTCAACAAGATAAAGATGTTGAGGATAAGAAGGGAACACAGCCTAAAAAATACTATGCAAAAGACGCTGACGGTGACGAAATGTCACAGGATACAAAGGATAAAAGAGCTGCTCATTTTGCAAAAGGTAGTAAAGAACCAGCTCCAGGCGACAAAGGTGCAGAAACTAAACCTTCTAAACATACTAAAAAATTCCAAAAAATGTTTGGAGAGAAGAAGAAAGATATGACTGCAATCTCTTCTTGGAAGAAGAAACTAAAGAATGTGAAAGGTATATCGAGAGATATGGTGCAACAATTATCTACACTACCTACACCAGTAGTCACTTCTCTAATTAATCAGATAGGTATGATTGTAGCAGGTGACATACCACTAGACGAAAGAGTCTACACAAACATTCACAACAAAATCAAGAAGATTAGAAATCTAAAGAGAAAAGAATCAGAGTTCATTGCAAGTATAGACCCAGCAGTATTAGGTAAAGTAGTCAAAGCTCTAATGCCTATGTTTGAAGAAGACTTAAAAGAAGCTGGTCTTTGGGATAACATTCGTGCAAAGAAAGCTCGTGGTGAGAAAATGAGACCCAAAGGTGCAAAAGGAGCTCCAACTGATGACCAAATAAAAAGAGCTCAAGAAGAAATAGAAGAAGGTAAGCTAGTTGCAGCCAATAGAGATATAGTAAAAAAGATATTAAACGATATCTACTTAAAGGTCGAAAAAGAATTATCAAAGAATAAAGAGAAAGGTATTGCACTGATTAATACATTAGGTGCATTTGTAGGTCATAAAGTCACAGATAAAGCACAACAGAAAAATAAGTTATTCCTGAAATTCGGAGATAATATACAGGAAGACGCTGCTGTTGACGCTGCAAATCTCAAGGCAAGACAGGCAGAAGAAATCGAGAGACTCAAACAAAAACATGAAGGTGAAGTCGAGGCACTCAAAGATAGACACGAAAGAG